AGACCACGGTTCTAATAACTTTACAATCGCATCAACTAATGCGAGTGTCTTAGTTGAGGGAACAACATTTACAGGTAATGATGTAACAATACCTGGTAATCTTACTGTTCAAGGTTCACAAACCATAATTTCAAGTTCGGCATTGGATGTTGTAGATAAAAACATCACGGTGGCTAGTGGAAGTGGAACAAGTGCAACAGCGGATGGAGCAGGACTAACATTCGGTAAAGCATCAATCGCTCAATTTGTATACGACCACGCATCAACAAGTCTGTCTTCAAGTATAGCTTTCTCAGCACCATCACTAAATGTGGATACAATCACATTAGATGCAGCTGAAATAGATGCAACAGGAGCACTAACAATAGATGCAGGTGCAGATATAACATTAGATGCTACAGGCGATGTCAACGTTCCCGCTAACATCGGAATGACATTTGGTAATGATGGTGAAAAGATTGAAGGTGATGGTACAGACTTGACTATAGCATCAAGTGCTAAACTAAATCTTACAGCAACTTCTGATGTTCACATTCCTAAAAATGTTGGTATAGTATTCGATGATAACGCTAGTGAGAAGATTGAATCAAACGATACTGACTTGACAATAAACTCAGGAGCTGACATAAACCTAACCGCTACAGGTGATGTAAACATACCATCAAACGTTGGTATCACTTTTGGTGACGACGCTGAAAAAATTGAAGGTGACGGCACCGACTTGAAAATCACAGGTAATAAGATAAAGTTAGAGAGTGCTGTAATAAGTGGTTCAGCAGTTTCGACAGGTTCATTTGGACAAATAGAAGTTGATGATAACACAGTAGTTGCTAACCTAAACGCAGATTTACTTGATGGACAAGAAGGTTCACATTACTTAGACTTTGGAAACTTTGTGATTGATAATGATGAGATTCCAATCGCTAAGCTCGCACAAGACGCTGTAACCATAACCGCAGGAGACGGATTGAAAACAGGTGGTAGTGTAACTCTTGGTGGTAGTGTAACGTTAGATATTGATGTTAGTGACTTCGCAGGAACAGGTTTATCTGATGAGGGTTCTGAAAACTTAGGAATAGATGCAGCACAAACAGGCATAACCACAATCACAAACTCAAGTCTAAAAATAGGTGCGGCTACAAATGATGAGTACATAGACTTCGGAACTGATGCTATGATAAAGTTCGCAATTGATAATACTGAAGACTTTAGAATGGCAGATGGTGGTACATTCCACGCTAACGCTGATGTTATAGCATTCTCATCCACAGTCTCTTCTGATAGAAAGTTGAAGACTAATATTGAAGATATAAACTATGGATTAGCTGATGTTATCAAACTACAAGGTCGTAGATTTGATTGGATTAGAGAAGACAGAGGAAATGATATTGGTTTGATTGCACAAGAGGTACAAGAGGTAATACCTGAAGTTGTCAAAGAAGTTGATGGATTGAATGGTAGAGACCCATACCTAACTGTAGATTATGCAAAGTTGACTTCAGTTCTTATAGAGGCAGTCAAGGAATTGAAAGAAGAAATTGACGATATTAGAAAAAAGTGTGATTGTTTGAACGATTAGGTTTATAATTATTATTTAGTAACTAAAAAGGAAATGTTATGGCAGAAGAGTCTAAATTAGTCGATAAATTACAAGAAGAGACAAATAAAATTACTTTTGAAAAAGAAGAGATGGATGCTTTGTCGCAAGTGCAAACAGACTATCTTGAGTGTCAAAATGCATTAGGGCAAATACAGGTTCAAAAAATCAATCTACAACAACAGATTGATAACTTATCAAAAAGTGAAAAAGAATACGTAGAAAAGTATCAAAAAACACAAGAAACTGAGAGAAATCTAGCTCAAAGTCTACAAGATAAGTATGGTGATGGTACTTTAGACCCACAAACAGGCGTTTTTACACCAAATTCTTAACAAAACCACATAAATATTCGTAGAATAGTAACTTAACGAAATTTTGTTTTATATTTATATATAAGATTTTTTTTCTTTATCACAAAAAACACATTTAGGAGAATTTCATGGCAGAAAGAATCGTAAGTCCAGGTGTATTTACACGTGAGAGAGACTTATCATTTCTTCCTCAAGGTATTGCAGAGATTGGAGCAGCAATAATCGGACCTACTAAAAAAGGTCCAGCTTTTGTACCAACTCTGATTAGTAATTTCCAAGAGTTTGAAGAGATGTTCGGCACTCTCGATAAACGTTTCTATACACCTTACACAGTACAACAATATTTACGTTCTGCAGGAACTGTAACAGTTGTTAGAGTTTTAGGCATAGGTGGATATACAGCTGATGCAGTAACAGTATTTGGTCACGTTTCAGGTTCAAGTGACTTGACATTACCAATAGTAACACTATTACCATCAAGGGGTGCAACTAATGGTACGGGTGACTTATCAGCATCTACTTTAGGTGCTTGGACATATTCAGGTGGTGCAACACTTACCCTTTCAGGTAGTAACGTATCAGGATATGCAAAAACAATAAATTTCAGCACGGCAAGTGCAAATTACTTCGATGAAGTATTTAGTGACGATCCACAAGTATCAACTGAGGGTTCAACCACTGTACCTGTTTACATCTATAAACATTATAAGGATTTAGCAGGCGCATATGGTTCAGGTTCCCAACAAGTTAGTGGTACAGGCGCAGTCGGTTGGTATAGTGCAAGTATCGCAGTGGGTAGTGTAAACTTCTCAGCAGGTGTAACCACATTTGGTAATACAGGCGTAGCAGATAGTTGGACAGGTAACAAAGATTACAATGTCGCAAGAACACCAATATTAAAATCACAAATGGTGTCGAATACAAGATATGACTTGTTTAGAGTTTATACACGTTCACATGGAACTGATATCAACTCAGAATACAAAGTCAATGTTCTGAATATCAAAGCAGCATCATCAATACCTGGTTCTGATTATGGTTCATTCTCACTACAAGTTAGGAAACACGCACCAAATAAGACAGAGGATAATCAGATTGTAGAACAATTTGATAATCTTACTTTCGATCCTGATTCAGTAAATTATTTTGCAAGAGTCATTGGTGATAGATTCGTAGAGATTGATTCAAATGGTAAGTTGACATATAAAGGTGATTATCCAAATCAAAGTATGCACATCAGAGTTGGTGATTACAACAACTTAGAGAACCTACCAAAAACATTGGTTCCAATGGGCTTTGGTAAACTATACATACCTGGTCCAAGTGCACCTACTGCATCTTTTGTAACTACACAAACAAATACAAATGGTGATTTTGATTCCAATATATTCTATGGATTCAACTTTGGAGCATCTAAGACAACAAACCTACAATACTTATCACCTATTTCACAGAACGCAGGTCAAGGTAGTAACGTAACTATGTCTCTTGAGAATCAATTAGGACACGCAGATGCAAGCGCATTAGGTTCAACATTCTCAGACGCAAGTGAAAATATCACTTTAGGATTGTCAGCAATCCAACAGAGAAAGTTTACTGTACCTTTCCAATGGGGATTTGATGGTGATAATCCTGCTAATCCAAAACTTGTCGACAACGATATTACAACAACAAATACACAAGGATTTGATTGTTCAAACGCAGAAGCAAGTGGTACAGTAGTTTATAAGAGAGCTATCAACTCAGTAAGTAATCCTGACGAATTTGATATCAATATGTTAGCAACGCCAGGTATTATCCACAGACTACATCCAAAAGTAACAAATCATGCAATATTGAAAGTTGAAGATAGAGCAGATTGTTTCTACGTGATGGATGGATTCGGTTGGGGTGATACTATCGCTACAGCAACAAGTGCAATAAGCACATTGGATACCAATTACGCAGCAACTTACTATCCGTGGGTAAAAATAGTTGACGGAAACACTAACAGACCAACATGGGTTCCACCATCAGTAGTATTACCAGGAGTAATCGCATTTACTGATAAAGTAGCTCACGAATGGTTCGCACCCGCAGGTTTGAATCGTGGTGGATTGACAACGGTATTAGAAGCTAAGACAAGATTGACTCACGCAGAACGTGATGACTTGTACGAAGAAAGAATCAATCCAATCGCTACATTCCCTGGACAAGGTGTAGTAGTGTTCGGACAAAAAACATTACAATCCAAACCATCCGCACTTGATAGAATCAATGTACGTAGATTGTTGATTGCATTGAAGAAGTTTATCGCATCATCTTCAAGGTTCTTAGTATTCGAACAGAATACAGTATCAACAAGAAACAGATTCTTGAATATTGTGAATCCATATCTTGAAAGTGTACAGGCTAATAGTGGTCTAAGTGCTTTCAGAGTGGTAATGGATGATACCAACAACACACCTGATGTTGTTGATAGAAATCGTTTGGTTGGTCAGATATTTATTCAGCCTACAAGAACCGCAGAGTTTATTGTATTAGACTTCGTTGTTCAACCAACGGGAGCATCTTTCCCTGAATAAGTTTGACTTATAATGGTTCATGAAAACCCTCACTTCGGTGGGGGTTTTTGTTTTAATATAAAACTTCTATAAAACTCATAAAAAAGAGGATATTGGAATTGAGTATTTTTTCTATAATGTGATATTTATTATTGTACAATTATGTTTATAGGAGACACTAAATGCCCGACATACTCGATACCAATGAAATATTTTTTACGCCGTTTGAGCCAAAACTCCGTAACAGATATGTCTTTTACATTGAGGGAATACCATCCTACTTAGTCAAAGCAGCTAATAGGCCACAAATTCAGTTTGAAGAAATAATCCTCGACCATATCAACGTAAAAAGATATATCAAAGGTAAAGCACAATGGCAACCTATCGACATCACACTTTACGATCCTGTAGTTCCAAGTGGAGCACAAGCAGTTATAGAGTGGATTAGACTTTCTCATGAGTCAGTAACAGGTCGTGATGGATATTCAGATTTTTATAAGAAAGATGTAACTTTCAATATGTTAGGACCTGTTGGTGACATAGTTGAAGAGTGGACACTAAAAGGGTGTTACATCGAAAATGCTAATTTTGGAACATTAGACTATAGTGTAAGTGAGGCAGCAGACATTACGTTGACGCTCAAGTATGATTACGCTATATTACAATTCTAATTCTAAGGAGTAAACTATGAGTGAATGGATAGTAGCTAATTGGGAATATGTTTTGGTAGTTCTTTACGCAGTAGAGAAAATTGTCAAACTAACCCCAACTAAGTACGATGACATCATCTTTGATATGCTTTTGAAACCTATCAAGGAAAAGATAGCACCGACTAAAAAATAAATTCATAAGTGGTGTGTTACATCAGTAGCACACCACGTCAAAAAAAAAATCAAATAACAGAAATCTCATATATATTTATATTCATAACATGGAGTAAAAATGGCTAATTTCCCTACTGAAATGGTCAATTTACCATCAAAAGGTAAGTTGTACCCTAAAACTTCACCGTTGTCGAAAGGTGAAATCGAGTTAAAATACATGACGGCTAAAGAAGAAGATATTTTGACATCTATAAATCTAATCAGAAAAGGTATCGTATTAGATAAATTATTAGAAGCACTTATTGTTGACAAATCAATCAAGTTGAGTGATATGTTGGTTGGTGATAAGAACTCTATTCTTATTGCAGCAAGAATACTTGGTTATGGTAAAGAATATACTTTACAAGTCATGTGTGAAGAGTGTGACGAACGTAGTCCAATAAAAGTTGATTGTACTAAATTTGACGACATCGAAATAGACGATAAAGTTACACAAAATAAATTTTCTATTGATTTACCTACGACAAAAGTAAAATTAGAATTCAAACTTCTAACAAGTGGTGAAGAATCGGATGTTATGAAAGAAGTTGAGGGTTTACAAAAGATTCAACCTGATATAAACTTCTTGAATTCTTATAGATATAAAAAGATGATTCTATCAGTAAATGGTGAAACTCAAAAATCTGCTATAAATGATTTTGTTGATAATCAGTTTCTAACAAGAGACACTGTGGTTTTCAAAAAATATCTGAATGAAATCACACCTGATGTTGATATGACGTATGAATGTAAATGTCCAAAGTGTGGGCATTCTCAGGAGGTAGATGTCCCATTAGGGACAGGGTTTTTTTGGCCTGACACAGAATGATAGATTAGCAGTACACGAAGAAATCTTCACCCTACTCAACTACGGTAATGGTGGATACATATTCAATGATGTTTACCATATGCCTACCTATCTAAGAAAGTTCTATTTACAAAGACTTAGTAAAGAATATACTTTACAAGTCATGTGTGAAGAGTGTGACGAACGTAGTCCAATAAAAGTTGATTGTACTAAATTTGACGAC